TTCACACCAGCAAACGCAGCAACTAACTTGCTGACTATTGGTGGACAGATTGCTTTCATTTGTTATGAAAAAGGTACGTGGCACATAGCATCATCATTAGCGAGAGAAACAACTCAAACTACTGGTGCATTTGCATTTGCGTCATAATAAATAATTAACTCGGGGCGCCTGGTAATGCAGGCGCTCTTTAACAGGAGGAAAAAACATGGCAGACACAGTATTAAACACAACTGTATTTGATGGATCAAAAAAACTAATTACACACTACAACGTGGTTTCTGATAATTCTGGAAGCACAACTAAAATAGTTGACGTTTCTGCATTGGCAAAAAGTCCAGCAGGAAAAAGTTGTTTGACTGTAAGATTAAATAAAGTTAGTTTTAACGTTTCAGTAACAGCACCAGTTGATGCAATTAGAATGCAATGGGATGCAACAACAGATGTTGTGTTTCAAACTTTAGCAGGTGAAATGGAATATGACTACTCATCTTTTGGTGGATTAAAAAACACTGAGGCTAGTGGATTCACTGGTGATGTAAACGTAGTTTTACCAGCTTGTACTAATGGAGATTCAGCTACAAT